GACAGATTACAAATTCCCATTTTAGGTGAAGCGATGGAAATCGAAATCAAAAACGCTTTGGATGCTCTAGGTGTCCAAACCAAAGCTGCTCTCGACAAGTACGAAGCTCAGATTAAGGATGCTGGCAGTGTTGCCAACGAGGTAAAATCCGAGGTCGTCGAGCTTTCGGAGCGGTTCGCTGAAATGAATCGTGTCGTAAGCGATATTGCCCAAAAGCAGACCGCTGCTCCTCAGACCGTAATCATCATGACTGCTGGTGAGGAATTCGTCAAGAGTGAGCAGTTCAAGCAACTGGTTGCTGGCAATGTCCATCGGGCTCGTCTCGAAGTCAAAAATACCGTGACTTCGAACAGCAATACTGTCTTTCCGATGCAAAAGCCTGGTCTGATTTCTGGCGATTTCGCTCCTCTGACCATTCGCCAGCTTTTCCGGGTGATTCCGGTCAGCACCAACATGGTGAATGCTCTGCGGGAAGAGTCCTGGACTAATAGTGCTCAGGAAGTATCCCAGGGTGCTGCCAAGCCGGAATCGGATGTGACGTTCGAGCAGTACAACGTTCCCATCACCACTGTTGCCCATTGGATCAAGGTCAGCAATCAGCTCCTGGCCGATGCTCCTGCTATCGTGGCTTACATCGAGAATCGACTCCGCGATGGTCTGGCTCAGCGTATCGATGCTCAGCTCCTTAATGGCAACGGCGTTTCTCCGAATTTGTCCGGGTTGACTGACTCCGGCAATTTCACGGTGTATACTCCTACCGCCAGCGATACCCTCGTTGACGCCATCAATCGGGCCAAGTACGCACTTTGGGCGATTGGCTATATGCCGGATACCGTCATCATCAATCCGGCTGATTGGGGTGCGATGGAGCGGATTCGGGAATCTGCTGGTAGCGGCAATTATCTATATGGCATGCCTGGTGTCGCTGCTGGCATGAATCCGTTTGGTGTCCGCGTCGTTCTGTCCAACCACATGACCCAGGGGTATTTCTGGATCGGTGCGATCGACCAGGCGGCGGTTCTCTACAATCGGGCCGGTGCCGTGATTGAAATGGGCTATGTCAACGCGGATTTCACCAACAACCTGGTGACGATTCGGGCCGAAGAACGTCTGGGTCTTGGGGTGGAAAAACCCTCCGCGACCTTGTACGGCCAATTTACTTCCTAGTCTAGCAAGCGGGGTTGGGGGCGGGAAACCGCCCTCTTTTTATATGGCCCAAATCACTGTATTACAACCCGGAACAACCCAAGCAAGTTCAACTGATGTGGTTGTTGCATCTGGTGACCTTGTTACAATCGGGCTATTTGCTGAAGCTGATGCTGTTCCATCCGGGGTGCAGTTGGGAATTGCAATTGATACGCCAGGCAAAGATATTGTGATTGCAAATTTATCGGCAAGTTCACCTGTGGTATTGGTTCAAGGCCCAGGCACATTCAGAGCATTGAGAGGCGATATCAATAAATATGGCGTTGCTGTTGGCGCATTTATTGAGAATGCATAATGAATATTGGCTCTGTAATAAAGCCAATAACGCGCAACAATTGCTCCCATGTTGCCGTTGAATTCAAAGAAATATCATCAGCATGGCCATTTGACTCTGGTTGGCGCATTGTTTATAATATTGTAAGGATGCGTGATATTTTTGATTACGCAATGAATCAAGAATGGCCAATAAGTGATGTGAATTTCAGCACAGGAGATGGCAAATTGGGGATCACAATGTTGCAGGCCCATGTAGAAGTTGATTCAATAGGCAGCGGGGAGATTTCAAGCAAATAATGGCCACATACCGATTCCTAAAACCAGTACGATTGCTCACTGGTAGATATAAAATTGGCACAGTCAAGGAATTACCAGATAACCTGGCCGATATCCTTTTGAGACGCGGCGACATCGAGAGGATGCCAGTATCTGACCCTTCATTGACCATTGGCGAGATGTTGTCTGCGTTGCCAGTGGCCCAAGCCTCTCCGCAGACGATTGCAAAACCGTCAAGGACTGGCGCGAGACGAAGAGCGGTGTCGCCAAAGGGGTAATCGCGGTAAATACGACGTATCAAATCGTGCCGTGGGCCGATGCTTTATTCGCCATTGATAACGAATGGTGGAAACGCTACCGTGACGACGTGATTTATCGTTTTGCTGGTAAACGTTATTCAAGCAACAACTGCGCCCAGGTCGAGAAAATTCGACTTGAAACATACGGCAATTCAGGAGCCGCGGCGATATCATTGGCGTCAAAAATTGGAGCCAAGAAAGTTCTGCTCCTAGGCTATGATTGCAAATATGCTGATGATGGAAAACGTCATTGGCACGGTGATCACCCCGCTGGATTAGGAAACGCCAAAAACATCGGAAATTGGATTGAACGATTCCAGCAGTTGGCTAAAGATCTCAGAAACATCGAGATTATCAACGTTTCACGTGAAACAGCTCTGACTTGCTTTCCTCGTCAGACCCTGGAGCAAGCGTTATGTCATTGATCGTGTATACTACCTTATTTGGATATACCGATCCATTGCATGAGCCATTATGCCAGTCTCAAGCCAGATTCGTCTGCTATACCGATCAACCTCTGAAATCACAACGTTGGGAGATAATTCGGGTTCCACGACAGGATTTCCCAACTAGAATCTCCAGATTGACCAAGGCCATGAGCCACAAGCTCCTGGATTGCGAATGGTCATTGTGGATGGATGCCAATTTTACTATTATCACTGATCCATATTTACTCCTGGATGATAACGAGATAAGCCTGTTCAAACATCCTGACCGCACCAGGATAACGGACGAAGCTCAAGAAATCATTAGGTTGCAGAAGACATGTCCAGATAAGATCCGGGCTCAACTTGCTGCTTATAAAGCTGACGGGTTTGATACCGACAGCAATCCTCAAAAAATCCTGTCCCAAAATGGAGTCATCCTCAGGAAGCATACTCCGCAGATTTGCAAGCTTAATGAGATGTGGGCACACGAGATCCATACCAAAAGCTTGCGCGATCAAATGAGTCTAAATTATTGCGCATGGAAATTGGGAGTCGATATCAACTATTGGCCTGGTTATCATCGTAACAACTCGCATTTTTTGTTCAAGCATTTTAAGCGACCAGTGAATGATGTTTAAGATCGCGGTCATTACTCCGACAGCCGATCAACCAATCGGGATGAGACTGGCTGAATCTTACATGGCCAGGCAGACAATTCAACCTGATACTTGGATCGTGACCGATGATGGCGAGGTCCCAGCTACTTTGACCATGGGGCAAGATCACATTAAGCGTATCAGGAACGGTGAAGGAGGATTGTCGCTTGCTGGTAATCTCCTGGCGGCATTGGATCATCTTGACGACTCGTATAATATCATTTTCATCTGGGAACATGATGATTGGTACGCTCCAGACCACATTGCTACCAGCATCAACCAGTTGCAATCCGCCGATGTCACTGGTTCGAAATGGCAACGTTATTACAACGTTGAGCACCAGCTATATAAGGTAATGCTAAATGTCGGGTCTGCCTTGTGCAATACGTCATTCCGATCAAAATTCAAAGATCGATTGCGTCGCGCTTGCGATCACGCCATTGCTCATAATCATTACGGCATTGATAGGCGTTTCTGGGATACCATGACCGGAGCGAGGAAAAATATTCATGGCATCGATACGGTTGTCGGGATCAAAGGTCTGCCGGGTCGAGCAGGTCTAGGCATTGGGCATCGACCGAAGAAAGATCATTGGGTGTTTGATGATGGTCATGTCGTTCTAAAACATTGGATTGGCGACGACGCCAGGAACTATTTCCGTGACTGACATCAAATATCCTCGTAAGGACGAGGTTAGAGGATTGCTGGTTGACATGGGCGATACCACCCATGAGCCGTGCATGATTGCTCATCCTCCTTTTGATTTATTGACTGACGGTGGCGATGGCCCTTATCGTCGTCTCCGGGTTGATGTGGCTCAGACTGGATTTTTTGCTGGTAGAGAATTCAGAACCTTTTTTCAGGCTGATATTCCGTCATTGCAAACCGTTTGGATTCATGCTTCAATAATCAGCGATATCATCTTATTCAATACGACATTGATCATTGATGGCGGCATCGTCGAGATGAAATTATATGTTGGTGGAGTAGCAAGCGGGTCATGGTCACCACTTCCGGTATTTCGTCGAAATACTATGTCAGTTGCTCCTATGGTTGCAAATAAAACTACTTTATTTTCAGGCGGTGTCCATGCTGACGGCATCTTGATCGATGTGATTAGGCTGACTGGCGGTAAGGAGGAAACGGTTGGCGGCAATCAAGGAGATGAGCGCGGGGTTGGTCCTGGCAATTATTATTATGGCATTTCCAATATCGGCAACCGGAGCGCAAATGTGATTTTTCATGGTTGGTGGGAGGAGCGAACATGAGCATCATCAACCTGGCGACAATTAAATCTGATTTAAGAGTTACCCATTCCAGCGACGATTCGATCTTGCAGGTTTACCTAAACGCCGCAGAGGATGAAGCGCTTAGGTTTCTTAATTCTGAGTCCTTACCTCTCGACACCAACGACGAATTGGCACCATCGATCTATGGCGCGGTATTCCTCCTGGTGCGATCTAAATATGATGCCGAAAATGGCGACGAGATTGCCAAATTACGACGTTGTGCCGAAACGATGTTGATGCCATATCGCATCGAGTTGGGTGTATAATGTTATCTGCTAAACTTCGCCATCGGATTGACATCGAGCAATTGACCATTACGCGGGATCAATGGGGTGGCGTAATCGAGACTTGGACTAAATTTGCTACCGGGATCCCAGCAGCAATAGTGCCATTATCGGGAAAAGAATACATTGCGTCTAGTGCGACCCAAGCAACTGTAGATACCAGAATGACAATCAGGTTTATCTCTGGAGTCCTGCCGTCGATGCGGGTCTTATTCGGCAACGTTAAATATAATATTAGAGCAGTCCTCCCAGATCCGACGTTGCAACGTCATTTAACGCTGATGTGCGAAACTGGTGCCAATGATGGATAAATGGGATCCAGCAGGAGTAGCTGGCGCATGCTTCGGGATCTGCATCGTTTTAGCCATTTTGTCGCAAATCTTTAGATGAATATTTATTCCGAAATCTATGCCAAACTTGAGCGAATCGAGTTGAAATTAGATGCTCTGATTGATGCTGTTTCACGTGAAACAGACGAGGAGCAGACTGATTTAGATGGCAATCTTATTCCGATTGTCGAGATTGAGCACGACTCGTTATGAGAGTTGAAATGGAAATCCAAGGAGCGGATAGGATCATGCACTTATTGCGATCTCTCCCTTATGAGACGGTATCGAAAAGAGGAGGTCCGGTAAAATTGGCTTTGGCCAAAGGTGCCAGGGTGCTGCGTGATCAAGCCAAGACCAATCTGCAGGCGGCAATCGCAATCAATGGCGATGTTTCTACCGGATTATTACTTGAAAATGTCGTGGCCACTCGTGGCAAGCCTCCTACCGGGTCACGCGGCGAACGATATTTAGTCCGAGTGCGTAAGAGAAAATACCCAGATCGATCGATGACCACCATTCCAGTAGCCTATTGGTTGGAATACGGTACTGTCACGCAACCGGCAACTCCCTGGTTAAGACCAGCTTTCCAGACAAAAGCGCAAGACGTGATCACCATTATCACCAAAGATCTATTAAGACGTTTGGAATTGATAGTGCGGAGATTGGGACGATAATGTTACCTCCGATATACGCCATTTTGTCTGGTAATTCTGCCGTGGCCGCTATTGTGGCCACCAGGATCTATCCTCATGGTGAAGCCCCTCAAGATGTCAGCAGACCATATATTACTTGGTTTCTGGTGACCGGTACTCCTGAAAACTCTTTAAATTGTGCTCCTGATATCGATAGATGTACAATTCAAGTTGATTGCTGGCATCAAACCAGTTCGGGCATCGTATCTTTGACTTCTGCTGTTCGTGCTGCTCTAGAATCATCTGGCCATGTGACTGGAGTAATTTTGAACCAACGAGAGCAGGAAACTAAATTGTATCGCATGGCCATTCAACTCGATTATTTCCTGACTCGATAGGTGACATATGAGCGTCAAATCCCAAGGTACTGAATTGTACTTTTCCAATATCATTACGTCGAGCACTGACGATTTCGTTAAGATGGCCTGTCCTACTGGCATTAGTGGCCTAGGTGGTGCTGCTGACCAAATCGACGTTACTTGCCTGGATGCTACCGAAGATCGATCATTTGTCCGAGGTCTTGGGAATCCCGGTCAAGTGTCGGTGCCATTTATCATGAAGCCAGCCGAAGCCAGTCACCAAGTACTGTTTGATCTCAAGGAAGATGGAGGCATCATACCTTGGATCATCTGCCTGTCCGACGGCACTGCTCAGCCCACAATGAGCGGTGGAGCATTCGTCGCTCCTGCTGGTAGAACCTCCTTCAAATTCGATGCCTATGTCAGCGATGTCAACATTGAGGTTGCTACCAACGAGGTGGTGCGAGGAACCTTGACCCTGCAACGTTCTGGTGTCGTAACTCCTACCTGGAAGTCCTAATATGTTAGACGAATCCCTGTTCGTTTCTGATATTGTCCATTCTCGGGATGTCGAGATCAATAAGGACAAGGTGATTCGTCTGCATTTCAAGGAAATTCCAGCCATCGAGTTTATCAAGTTTCAACGAGCTTTAAATAGCGAAGACGAAGATACCAGGGCCGGGGCGATTGCGGTCCTAATTGCTGCCAGTCTATGCGAAGCCGATGGGACTCCTGCCATGACTGTTGATAAGGCCATGCGTCTGAAGACTAAGCCGATGGATGCCATTTTCAAGATCGTCATGGAAATCAATGGCGGGGATAACTCGGGAAAAGCATAACCCAACGAGGGGAGAAATGGTTCTGGCACATTCTCTCCCTTGCGTTGGGTCAAACGATCTCGGAATTGCAACGAAAAATGACCCAATCGGAATTCAACGATTGGGTATCATTTTATCGGGCTTATCCTTTCGATGATTTTCATCGATTCCATCGTCCTGCTGCCTTGATCGCGCAAGCTATGTCTGGTGGCAACATCGAAGACAGGCTAAATTGGTTGCAACCTCCTGATTGGGATGTCGATTTTGAGACTGCCGACATCAGGACCATGAAAGCTCTGGGGATCTCAAGATAATGGCAACTGCTGGCTCCATCGTCATCGATCTCCTGATGAAAACTGGTGCGTTTGAGACGGATGCTAAACGAGCAGAGAAGCGAATGCGGCAACTTGAAGACAATTTCAAGAAGGCCGGGATCGCGATGGCGTCTGCAGGAGCGGTTGCCGCTACTGGATTGGCGGCAATCGTCACCGCTACCGTAAATAATGCCAACGAGATAGCGAAATTCTCGAAGCTGGCCAATGCCAGCACCACTGAATTTCAACGGATGGCCGCCGCAGTATCGACGGTTGGAATTTCCCAAGAAAAATTAGCTGATATTCTCAAGGATGTGAATGATAAAGTCGGTGATTTCCTGGTCACTGGCGGTGGGCCGATGAAGGATTTCTTTGAGCAGGTAGCTCCTAAGATAGGATTGACCGCCGAAGCTTTCCGCAATTTGTCAGGTCCTCAAGCTCTCCAATTATACGTTTCATCGATGGAGAAAGCCGGAGCGAATCAACAGGAAATGGTATTCCTGATGGAAGCTTTGGCCAATGACGCCACTCTTCTCCTGCCGATATTAAGAAACAATGGCCAAGCACTAAACGATCTCGCTACAAGTGCGGGAAATGCTGGCGCGATCATGGACGATAAAACAATCGCTGCGGCGATACGTCTTAAGGAAACGACTGATCAATTAAAATTTTCATTGACCGGGATTCAAAATGAAATCAGTTCGGGTCTTATTCCTGAATTAGACAACCTGGCCAGAGAATTACGTAATCCTGAAACCATAGCGGCGGCAAAAGCACTTGCTAGCGGGATCGTGTCGGCATTTACCTCGATTGTATCGGCAATCAGGGAAACGGTAAACTTCACCAGGTGGCTCGGAGAATCATTTGCTGCCACAGTTCACGGCATTGCGGCATCAGATACTGTTAGACTTGAGCAGGAAATAGCAAAAGCCGAATCGATGCTTGAAAGCTGGGATCCTGGTGAACGAGTGCGCCTATTTGGTCCCAAGGGAATGGTTGAGTATTGGAGCGACGAGGAGCTAAAATCCGAGATCGCAAGGATGAAAGCTCAGGTCGAGCAAAATCTTACCATTACTCCGACGATAAAATTACCACCAGCACCTGAGCCGATTGTTGCTCCTGCTCAAGGTCCTGGCTTGGGAATAGTAATAGAGCCAAAAGGAGGAGATGGCAGGGGCGGGGGCGGCAAAGGTGGTGGAGCGGCATCTGCTAAGAATGAATTAATGAGCGAAGCACGATCCATGTCCGAATCAACCAGGACCGCGGCACAC